CAGATGTGTGCCAACTTTTTCTGCTGGGTCTCATCCAAGTGTAGTCTGACTTCAATGTGCTCATTATCTGTTGTTGTAGTATTTCTCTCCAGTCCATCTTAGGCTCTGTGAGATCCTTGACCAGTCTTTGTAAAGCACCTGGCAGATTACTTGCACCTGTGCTCTGTGCCGCACTCACCATTGCTTCTTTTACTTCGTCTCTGATCTTCTTTAATTCTTCTTTGGTGTACACAGGTTTGCCTTTGCCACCTTTCTTGCCGTCCTTGCCTTGTCCTTCGCCACCTTCTTTACCCCACTCCTGGTGATCGTCCATTAGTTCACCCATCTTCTCCAGGAACTTCTTACCGTTCTTCTTGGCAGTCTTAAACAAGTCATCGTATATTCTTTCTGATGCCCAGTCCTTGTACTTGTCATCCTGGAAACCCTTGTTCTCACCTTTCTTGCCTTTGGGCATGTCACCTATGTTGCTATCTTTCAATATCTGGTTAACGGCATAGTCCGCCGCTATGTTCCAAAGTTGTGGATCTCTGTCACCAATCCTCACAAGCATGTGTTCGAATACATTGTGTAGAACCTCATGTCCAAACAAGAACTCTGTTTCTTTGGGTGTCAGTGAATCTATGAACTTTGTGTTGTAGAAGAAGTGTCTACCATCTGTGCCTGCTGTCGGACACCAGTCGTCTGCGTTCACAATTTTCAGTCTTGTTGCAAGGTTGCCAAAGAACGGATGCTTCAGTAGTAAGGCAATCCTTCCTGTGACCAGTTTGTCTATAATTCTTTGATCTTGCATTATGCTATACCCCACTCGATTGATCTTGCTTCTGTCTCAGCACTCTCCTTTGAATCAAAGTATCCATCAGTGTATTGTTCATCAATCTCATATTGGCCATTTACCTTTTTGTATCTGTCTACTCTCCATGTGTCTCCTATCTGGAAAACTCTTGAAGCAAACAATCCAGTTGGTTTGTGTTCTTTACGTCTGTTGATGTGTTTGTACAGATACATTATTTAGACTCCATAGCAGTTATGACATACTTGCCAAACTTCTTATGGAACCTATCAAATGATTTCAACTTGCTAGGATCGAACGGAAGTTTGTAGTTTGTCAAGGCAATCTTGGCACCCATCACAACCAACTCTGTTTCGAAGTTGTCCATCATGTAATTGAAGAACCTGTCCGCTTGTTCATTCCAAGTCTTGTCTTTCTTCTCGTGTGCCTGTTGTAGTTCATAACACAAAGAAACTGTTAGGGAGTACATTGCTGATATCTCCTTGCTCTTAAGGTCTCGGACCTTGCCGCTCAATATATCAGATGGGTTAGGTAACTGACCGCTAATTTTACGATGATTCATAAACTTAACGGCCAGGCCTTCTCCTACGCAACCTGCTACGAGGTCAGTGAGCGTACTTTCTGGCAGGTCATCTGATAGAAGTTGGGATACGAAACTCCATGATCTAGGAGTTGCGAATGATCTAGAGCTACCTCTAGGATCAAAGTCGTATAAATCTTGTTTGGCGAATGTGCAGTAACCTACGACATCTGCGTGTACGTGTTGGTTGGTTGCCCATTCCATCCAGTCTTCGAAGTCCACTCTTAACTCTACGTGGACAAATCTGTTTGCCAATGGAGCCGGCATTCTGTAAGTGACACCCTTGTCACTGTCTCTGTTACCTGCCGCCACAATTGAAACGCCCTCTGGTAGGTGATACTGTCCTACTCTTCTGTTTAGTATAAGTTGATAAGCCGCCGCCTGTACAGCCGGCGCCGCCGAGTTCAACTCGTCCAAGAAAACGATTGCAGTAGACTTGGGATCAGTTGGCAGTTCTGCCGGACTTGCCCATACCATGTTGTTCTCTTTTGCGTTGTAATAAGGAATACCTTTGATATCTGTTGGTTCCCATAAAGGAAGCCTGATATCAATAACTTCTCTTCCTTCTGAATCTGCAATTTGTTTCACGATATCGGATTTTCCAATGCCTGGTGCACCCCACATCATTATGGGTCTCTGTAATTTGATACAATGTGTTAATGCTGATTTCGCCTCGTTAGGTGAAACTGTTCTGTTCTGACTGCCTATTGCCGCCTCTTTGTTTTTATTAGCTCTTGCCATTTTGTACACTCCTGTTTAAAATGTTTATAATACGATTATAGCAGGAATGTGTTATGCGTCAACCTAGTGATTGTGGCGTAAAAGTCGCAGTTTTACTGACTTTTTTGTTCGTCCATTTTGCTCATTGCACGGGCAAGTCCGTATTTTGTGATATCTCCGGCAAATAACATTAATTGTAATGCCATTTTTTCCATGGTAACAATGATTTTTTTCTTGTCAACGTAGTAAGGACAGTCAACGAATTCGTCTAACCATAGGTATGTTTGTGGTGTGAATATTACTTTTGCAGGAAACTTGATATCGTAGGTCTTAAGATCTAACTTTTCCATGGCATCAAGTCCCATCTTTGTGAGACGGAGCGATCTTGCTTGGTAACTTTCCCTAACATTCTGCCACCATGCGTAGTAGTTGTTCTTAATGGTTTCGTCATGTATTGGTTGTTCCAATAATTCCATGAAAGTTCGGGTATAGGCTGTTTTGCGATCCATAGTAAAGTTAATTATCTAGAGAATTTTTCGCCGGATTTTAAAAGGTACACACCAAACTTGTCTGTGTTGTGTTGTGCGTTCAATTTCTTGGCTAGGTTTTCCGCGTGTCCTGGGTTTGAGAAAGAGACTTTTTTGTACTTTGGACCAGGATAGTTTGCCACCAAACTAGACGATTTAAGGTTAATGGGTTTGCCGTCATAGAACACTGCCCAAATACCCTCGGCCGCCAGGACCTCATCCATTTTGAAGGTGGATTTGTTGCTGTGTTGCAACAGCACTGTTGGTTTCGGTCTGCTCATAAGAATTCCTCTTTCAATATGTATTTACCAAAAATCTGTGTGCTTACTTGTCGCCGTGAATTATGATATGGTATCTAGGAACGTTGCTGTCGTTAACTACGGCGTGGTGATTTACGAGGTTCATTTGATAAGCAACGCCTGGCTGGAATTTTAGTAGGCCATGATTCTGTAGGTAGAATTTACAATCTTTCGGATTGTTTATTGCTACGTTTACCGGTCCTAATTTGCTTTGGGTCTGGTCTCTGTGAACATTGATAAAACTCTTGGGCAGTAGACACATGACTCTGACCCTTTGGAAACTTTTGTAGCCAAGAGATTGAAGCCATGCAACGGTCACTGGCATGTGTTCCAATGCCTCGGGCGTCCAGTCATGCCCAAAGAAATCTGGATAGTGACTGTCCTCTTTTGTTCTTTTGTATGATTGCCCATGTATGCAGAAGGCCCTCCATCCTATACCCGAGTCTGACCTGTGCATCCTCAAGAATTTTTTGATGCCTTGTATCTCTTCGTATATGTCTTTCACAGGTACATCCAATTCTATTTTTTCACAGGGAGGAATTCCATCCTTTGATGCCTGTGGTCTAGCACCTTTTACGAATGCTTTGGTGCTGGGGGATAACAAATTGTAGGCACTGTCCACGTAACACTTGGCAAAGTAATATTTGAAATCAAATATATTTGAAATTAACGCTTTACCGAGATACACATTAGGCAGTTGTGCAATAAGGTTTCCAATCTGTACCTTTACAGTTTTTTCTGAGTCCCATTTCCATTGCGGATCATATTTGTTTACAAGCATTTCAAAATTATCATTGATCTTTATAATGAAATTGTCTTTGTCCAAAATTAATTCTTTATTTGAATTTTGAGTTTCATCTAAATTGACGTGAAAATGAATAATTTTGTTTTTTGTTATGAAGTTATATACAAATTCACCATAATTTTTTCCATCCCACTCTTGTAACAACGAATTAATGAATGATACTTGCACTTTGCTTATATCAAATATATTAACATTGCCTTTTTGAAACATCCAATGAACACCGCCGCCTGTCATATGCACATCTGTTTTTAATTTTATCATTTCATTGTTAAAAATCCACAGGGTGTTTTCTATCATATTACAGTAATCGTCGAAATTCACGCCGTATGGAAGACTTGCATCGTACTTTTCGGCATCACTAGGTATGTCGAAATCGTCCCAGTCCTCAACTATTCGGATATCTTTGTTAAGAGGTGCTCCCCATTTGTCAAATGCCTTATCGGCATATATTTTATTGAACTCTGGTCCGTCTTTTATGACAATCATGATTCTATTCTCACAAATTTAAAGCCTGTTAGATCTTGTTTGTTGTTTGTGTGTGCTAACATAGGTGCACTGTATTGATGTATTTCGGAATAATCATTTATTTGATATTTCTCCATCCATGATATTTTATATTGATCGAACCATTCCAAAAAGTCTGGTGTAAACTTACTAGGTGATACATCTTTTAGGCTTATAAAGAATTTGGCCCTAAATGTTGTGTGAGGTTTACATAATTCGTTCACACGTTTTTGATTGTTTGGCTCTTTGTCTGTGTAGTATGCAAATGGTTTCTTCCCTAGCTCTGACCATGGAAGGTATATATTATTTTTTTCAATCTTATCTGCATAGTATGAATGACAATCAAACTGCTCGGTCAATGGGCCTTCATTAACGCCCCAACCAATTACTATTCCCGCTATTTCTTTAGAAACATTCTCATTGTAATGAATTGAATGATGAAACTTATACAATATTTCATTGTTTTTTAATCTAGACAGTGATTCGTGGTTGTCTTCGTATATTTTGTGTAGTTGATTGAGTTTGCTTTGATCAAAGTTTTTAATATCGATAGGCTCTAATTTTGCAAATCTACAAAAGTCATTGTAAATCTTTTGAATGTTAGATACATCAACAGTTCTTGATTCGATAGGGTCAACGTCAATTCTTTTTAAATGTTTTATTTTCTTTGCCCACTTCTCCGCAACAGGTGAATCTTGCAGTGTGTACTCGAGATCAACCTCTTCATTCTCTTGATTGCTTAAAATTATTTTAAAGTTATTCTTCTGCACTGAAGTTACCACCATCCATTTCTAAGTTTATGGTTTGGGCTTCCTTGGCACTTTTAAGAGCTTCTATGATTTCTTCCTGTATGGTTACCATACGTGTCATCACTTGTGTGAGACTGTCAGCGAGTTGATCTGCTTCTTTGGCAGGAAGAACTATTTGGCGCTCACCCTTTTGGCGTAGCGTACGAATCCTACCTATCAGATCCTCAATTGGACGTGTTTGTATCTTGGAATTCTTTGACGGCATTATTTAAAACCTGTTGCATTTCTATTTTAGTTTTCATTGGTCCTCTGTATTCATATCTCGAAAGCGTTATCATTTTTGGACAGTATGCTTTTCTCCATCCCTTTTCAAAACAAATTATGTAGTAACCTGCACAGAACTGACTTTTTGATTTCGGTGTCTTTGTATACACTGGTAGTTGTTTCTGCACATCAAACATAGGATTATAAGGATGTTGCGAACATGGGTATCCATGCACATCATAGTTGTCTACTGGTGCTTCTTCCTTGGCTTTCTTAATATTCGACTCATCAAACATGCCAAATCCAAATTTGGTGAACAGGCTCTCCTGTGTATGGAATACTTGCCTGTTGTCTTGTTTACTTAGGAATATCCATCCATTGTCTGCCTGTTTCTGTAGGGTGCCTAATTTTTGACCGTTTTCTTCCATTATCCAGAATTTGTCTTTGACTAGGGTCTTTGCTCTCACTGTCATGATACTAACCTCGCATTAAAAGGCTCAACATATAGTTGTGCCTGCTCACTAATTCTATTTAAATCATATTTGCCACAGAACCTCATGAATCTGATTCCAACTTGGTCTATGCTTTTGCTCTCAGCCTTGGCCTGTGCGATTGTTTGATCAAGTTCTTCTACTATGGCCTCTGGTTGTGCGTGTAGATCCACTAGTGCCCTGTTCCTTTCGTAGTCTTCCATTACTCTGTGCTCGTTGCCGTCATGATCCACCCATTTGCTCAACATAAGATTGTTCCATGTGTATCCTTTCTCGTTGCGATCAGCATAAGCCTCCTGCAATCCTATCTTGTTCTTTGTGCCTTTTGTTCGGACGCCTGGATACGCACTGAATATGTTGTCACTCGGGTCACCTCTCATGGCCTTTTCAAACACTATCCATTCTGTGTCTGGTGCAGGCTTTGGTGCTTTTAATTTTTTGTCTATCACAGGCTTGCCTGTTTTTGCATCAAACCATCCTTCATGTGTCAATGTCGTTTCATTAACACCGTTGTATTGTTTCACACGTGGCGTTATCAACTGGTTCAAGTCCTTGTCAGTGCTTATGATTACATGATCCTGCTCCGGATGTTTGTCTATCCAACGTGCGATTAGATCATCTGCTTCCGTTCTCGGATTACGAAGTACTGTTGCGTTTGTTTTTGTTTTGATAAAATCACAGAAGTCATCATACACTTCCCAGAATACTTCATTCTCTTCTTTTTCTTTTTCGGTCATGGCATCAGCCATTTCTTTACGATTTCTCTTGTAGGGGGCGTACATGTCTTTCCTGAATGACCTTCCCTCGAGACAAAATACTACATGTGTCCCTCCAAAGTCTTGCCATGCCTTCTTGATTGAATTCATCATTATGTGTATAGCCATGCCCACCTTCTCAGATGTATCGCCTCTGATAACGTGTCTTGCCCTGAAGAATGTATTTGCGGTGTCTACTAAAATGTGTGTCATATGTTATAATAATAGCACATAAACTTAAAAGTGTCTATCATCATCTAACCATTTTTCCATGGTTATAGTCTTTATGTAATTGTTGTTTGCTAGGTTTAAGCATATTTTGTGTATTTTGTCTTTAAATTTGCTCCTGAATGATTGCACTTCATCTTTACCAATCTTGTACTTGCCAGTGAATATAGGTGTTGGATCTATATCTTTGCATTCTGGAAGGGTCATTTCTTTACTGTATTTTTGGAAAAATTTTACAGGATTTTCTTGTAAATCATCGTATAAAAAAATTTGTGTATTTGGAAATGATGAGATCCATCTGTCTATTATTTTACTGTAGGCAGATAATGTATCAGTTTGTAAAAAATCTTCTGTCCACTGAACAAGGTCTTTGTTGTGTTCATAAGGTCTTTGTTCGCCACCGGTTGCACCTAGTTTAGAGAAATAATAATATGACACAAGTTGTTCGAAAGGATTCCTAAGTATTATGGATACCAGTGATGATTTGATGGTGTTAACCAAAACTATATAGTTGCGACCTAGTTTGTAGAGATTAGGATTAAAATTTGCCGAATAGTCATATTCGCTATACTTAGAAACATACTGATCAAAACTTTGATCTTTTTCTATTAAATTGACTTCTTTAGGTATGTTCTCTTGGTCAAACCAAGATTGTTTTTCGATTTGTTTGAATAGCCAGGTAGTTCCTGTTTTTGGGAATCCTATGTTAAGCAGGTGTAACTTCTTCATCTTAGAAGATGAACTTATCCCCACCAGTTCTGTGTGAACTTAGGAAGTTTCTTTTTGATAGGAGCCCATATTGCCGTTTCGGCTTTGCCTATGAATTTTGGCCTCGGAACCATCCAGCCTATCAGTACTCCAAGTAAAAAATAACCCATTATGAAACCTCTGTCTTCCCGTCGTCTCTTCTGTTGATCTGTACATAACCAGAACCAGTGACGTCAATGCCTTGTTCGTTACCGATAGTCTTACACAGTGTCTGGAACCATCTATCAACAATCTCTTCTTCACTGCCACCTTCGTAGCCAGACTGTTTCAACATGTTTACAAATTCATCATTCCAGTCTAATTCAAAGAAACCGTTTCTAGGATTCTCAGGGTTAACATTTAGATTAAGAACTTTTACTATAGGCTCTTCACTCTTTTTTGTTTTAGAACCTTTTTTGTTCTTTTTCTTTATAGTTGTTTTTGCTGTTTTTTTAACTTTCATATGTGTATTATATATGCTTGATTTATCTTTGTCAATTAAGTTCCTATTGCATTACCAAATAGATACACATGCACTCTGGCCGCCACATTGTATCCTCTTTTGAATGCCTCTTCTGCCACTTTACCAGCAGTTGCAGTTTGTTCTTCCTCCCTTGCACCTGTGGGCATTATCCACACTGGCCAATCTATGCCTGCTTCTCTGAATTTCCTAACAGTGTTTTCAAGTTCTTCCCACTCTCTCCTACTTGCTCCTACTACAAATTTTAATTGTCCTCTGTTGCTACACTCGGCATATTCTTTGACATTCTCAGGTTTGATTGCTTTTTCTGTTTTCTCGCCTGACACGGTGAACAGTTTAGGACTTACACTGAAAAATATTTCTTCTGGGATATCTTTCACCCATTGTTTGAATGGTTCTGTAAGTTTCTGTGTGCCATTTGTTTCGTAAGTCATCGAACTTGGCAAGTTTGCCCTTTTTTGTAATGCTCTGTATATTCCAATACTTGCGGCCTGTCCTGTTATCATTAACGGTTCGCCTCCTGTGAAACACAAATGCTGGTGCTGTCTGGAGTTTGGATGTAGGAATAAACCATTAATGTTTGTGTCTGTTTTTAGTATGTCTACAATTTTATCTGCTAGTACCGTGGGTGTTTCGTGTCCCATTAACTTCTTAAATTTCTTTGCCCAGGTGTAACTTGAATCACAGCCCTTGTCCCATACAGGCAAGTCTTCCACCTTCTTTATACTGTCAACATCAAAGTCCTCAAATGGCAGTTCATATGTGGTTGGATCTGTAGGATCCTTTTGACCAAATCCATTACACTGCAGATTACAAAGGAAAAATCTTATCCATGCTGTTGGAATGCCTGTATAGTTGCCTTCACCTTGTATGCTGTGAAATATCTCCGAATAATAATATTTTTTTTCTTCTACCATATCTCTGGTAATATTTTTTTTGTTGATTCTACTAGTTCTTGTATTTTAAACTTACTGTCATCATCTGTCAACTCCACCCATATGATCTTGTTGTCTTCTATTACGATTTTCCATTTACCGTCGGGAGAAATATTACCAGACACTATTTTTTCTTATTTTTGTCTAATCTTACCACTTTACCGTCAGGGTCTTTTAGATGTCCAACTGATTCCCTTTTGATATCTAGAGGTGAGAAGTGTGCCCAGTATAGTTCAAATGCAACACCATCATCTAGGCCTTCGAACGAGTGGTACAGGCCTGGTTTAACTGCTGTGAAGTCACCGGGATTTAAAATTGTTTCATCAATGAGGTCGTAATCTTTTTGCCATACTTTGATCTTTAGTTGGCCAGACATGCAATAAAAACCATTCCATTTCCATTCATGCAGGTGTTTAGAACATACGCCGCCTTTTTTGTAATCTATTCTGTGAAACTCCAAGGCATTATTTGCGAGTATGGTTTCTGTTTCACCCCAAATTTTTCCTGCTTTGTTTGTCATATTATAATTGTACTATTATTTAGATGGAAAGTCAAGGGGGGAGTAAAAAACTCCCCCAATGTTTTATATTAATGAAAATACTAACACAGCCGTTATGGCAAGTATTACTGCAACTATGCCGGCGCCTGTATAAACTTTGTTCATCATACTATTTGAGTTTGTAAGTCTTCTGTAGTCTGTTCAGCAATAATCCGTATGCTGGTAAGAATACAAGTAGTCCCACGGCAATCTTGATCACAACCTGTGATCCTGCAATCTCCATCCAATTTAATGCCATGTACTCGTCTGCACTGTTGTTGAATGCAACTGCAAAGAATGTGTACGTGTCAATTATGTTGGCCGCGATTGTTGATACCGCTGGTGCTAACCACCAGTTCTTGCCATACGTTTTTGATTCCCTAATGTACTGGAATACATAAACGTCTAGCAAAGTACCCACTGCGTATGCTGTGGCACTTGCGAAACCAATTCTCATGGCAACCGATTGCGGTGCCCCTTCTGCCAATACAACTGCGATGGATCCGATTATTGCTAATGGATAAGCCGCCGCGATTGTGGCCCTTGCTATGTGTTTACCCAATAGTCTGACAGTCAAGTCAGTCGCTATCACTACTAATGGGAATGTGAATGCCGCCCACGTCAATTTGACACCAAGTATTTCTACTGGTATGGCCACTAACGCATTTGAAACAATGATTACTACCACATGTAATAATACCAATTTCATCAGCATTGATTTATCTACGTTTTTGAACATTTAATCTCCTATAGGTTAATTTAAATGTCCGTAATTTTAACAGTATTTTGAAATAAGGTCAATACAACCTTTAGTTTATTTGTCCCAGTCTTCCCATGGGAATACGATCCAAGCGGGTACTTCGTCTTTGTTTATTTCGTATCCGTGGTAATCTACTTCGACCTTGCTAGGCTTATTGTGTATAAGTGCGGCAAATCTTATTCTGTCTTCGTGCTTGCCAAAGTTATCTAGTATGAATTGGAACGTTGCACCTGAATCATTTATATCATCTATTATCAATATTTTTTTCTGGAAGGCGAACGCTTTCTCTAGTGTTGTAAGGTTTGGCTTTGCTTGGTGATCTCTCAACCTAATATCTAAAACCTCATGAGCAGTTTTTAATCTGTGAGATAGATAGACACCTGGTATACACCCTCCTCTGTTGATTCCTAATATTATACTAGGCATCCAATTAGAATGCACCATCTTGTCTTCTATCTGTATCAATGCGTTACGCATCTGTCCTGTGGTAAAATAATTCTTTTTAACTTCTTCGCTCATATTCCAAAATAATAATTCGTTAAGCCTAACACTAATAATGTAATTAAAACAACGTTTAAAACTAACAATGCTCTATCATGCCATAGATATCCAACCCATGCCCAGCCTATAGTTCCAAACAGACCAAACCACATATCCACCTGAGGCATTGTTCCAACACTTCTAGCCACCGTTGCGAACAATATAAGAAATACTGATATCCATTTTACATACCAAGACAGGTCGCCTTTTGGTGTAACTTTCTTGATCACCCTAGAAGAATTTAACTTCTTAATTTTTTCGTCTAGTTTCTCTTTGATCGGTTCGATGTTATTTGGTGTATTGCTCATATACCCTGTTGATTACGTTATGTGTTGTTACGAAACTTGCACACTTGGCCATGTCTTTGAGTTTTCTTGCACCAATGTATGTACAAGCACTTCTTACTCCGCCTAGTATATCTTCTAAAGTTGGTTCAACAGGTCCTCTATGGGGCAAAGATATTAATCGACCCTCGTTGCCTCGATACCCATCTTTACGTTTGCCATGTACTTCACGTGCTCTATCCGAGCTCATGCCATAAAATTCTACTCTGCCATCTATTACTGGCTGTTCCGACTCGTCATGTCCGGCTAACATACCGCCAATCATCACCATGTGGGCTCCGCCACCGAATGCTTTTGCTATGTCTCCTGCATGAACACATCCACCGTCAGCCATTATATGTCCACCAACACCGTTTGCGGCGTCTGAACAGTCAACTATTGCCGAGAATTGTGGTACACCTACTCCTGTCATTGTCCTTGTGGTACATACTGACCCTGGACCGATGCCTACTTTGACTACGTCAGCACCGTTTATAATTAGTTCTTCTACCATCTCTGGCGTTACCACGTTACCTGCTACTATAACCTTTTCGGGATATTCGTCTCTGACCTTCTTAATAAAGTCTACGAAGTTTTGATGGTATGCATTTGCAACGTCAACGGTAATCATCTTGACATCAGGAAACATAGTCAATACTTCTTGCATGTTCTTGTAATCTTGTGCTTCTGGATCCCACATAATATTTGTTCCTGTACACACTGACACCGACTGCATTCTCAATCCTGTGCCGGCGGCCGCCTTCCATTGTTCTGGTGTTGTTGTCTTTGTGATCACGGTCATCATCTTATGCTTCTGCATTTCTTTTGCCATGGAGAATGTGCCAACACCGTCCATGTTACTTGCAAATATGGGAAGGAAATCCATAACCTTGCCTGAGTTACGAAAGGTAAACTTACGTGTCATGTCGACATCTCTTCTTGAACTTAATGTAGAACGTTTTGGTTGCAACAAGACATCATCAAAATTTAATTTTGGATCAGTGTTAATTCTCATTCTCTTCCTTCTCTTTTGTTTTACAAATTTCTAACACACTTTTGTAATGTTCGTATGCTTGATTCAACGCAGGATACTTTTCTCGCATATCCATTTCGTCAAACATGTCTAACTGTCCAAAGTCGTGATTATAGGAAAATCCTGTGTCTAATGTGTCGACTGTTGCCGTTTTGACAACTACGCCTGTGTTCAAATCAGGGCCAATGTCGTCATCTATCGGATTTAACGTATATGAGAAATCACCTGTGTATTGGATACCGTCCGAACTCATTTCTATTGCGTCCGATTGCATATTTGCTTGTTCTTTTTTTAATTTTGTTTTGCTTTTCTTAACCATGGCCCTTCATACTCATACAAATTTTATAGAACTCGTCCCTTGTTGCCGGATCTTCTTTGAACGCACCTAGCATTATTGCAGTTGTCATGTCTGACTCATGCTCTCTTACACCTCTGTGTGTCATACAATGGTGTTCCGCTTTTACTACAACTGCAAGGTTCTCTGTTTTTGCATATTTCTTTAATTCATCTGCAATCTGTGTTGTCATCTCTTCCTGTATTTGTGGTCGCTCTACAATGTGATGCACAATCCTATTAAATTTACTCAATCCGATCACCTCTCCGTTGGGAATAATACCTACCCATGCCTTGCCAACAATGTTCTGGAAGTGATGGGCACACGTTGATCTAATTGATATTGGACCACTGGTATACATACTCTTGTAACCCATGTTAGGGAAACTTGTAACCCTCGGTGCTGGTTTGAATCTGCCTCCGAATGTTTCTCTGATGTACATCTTTGCCACACGTTTTGCAGTTTCGTTTGTGTTATGATCGTTTTCTGTGTCGATAACAAGACTGTCTAACACCCCTTGTAATTTTTCCTGTACTTCTGCCTGTAATAGATCCATCTCACCATCTTCTATGTATTCGGAGATGTTGTCATTGGAATGGAATCTTTTTCCTGCTTTCTTAAGTCTTTCTTTTATCTTTTTGCTGATTGGCCCTTCCGGTACCCAACTGTCTTTTAAAATATCTTCGCTCATTATTGTATTTCCTTCTTGTGTGTCTTGTTATACCATTGTACAGCAGTCGCTACCACGTTGTCAATAGAACTCTGTGTAGGCTCCCATCCTAATACTTTCCTTACCTTGTCTATGTCTGCCACCAAGTACGCAGGATCTCCAGGCCTATTGTCGTGAATCTCTATGTTCAATTTGCCTGTGTGTTTTTGCACAGTGTCTAGCAATTCTTTGTTAGATGCCGGAGCACCTGAACCTAAATTGAATACCTCTGCTACTTGATTTTTAGAAGCGTAATTCAAGGCCTTGACGTGTGCGTCTGCCAGATCCATCACGTGTACGTAATCTCTGACACAAGATCCGTCTGGCGTGTCGTACTTGTCCCCAAACATCTTGAATGTCTTGCCTTGTCTTGCGGCATCAATGGCTAACGGTATGATGTGTGTTTCTCTATCTCTTAATTCGCCAACTTCTGCTTCTGGGTCAGCACCAGCGGCATTGAAATATCTCAGTCCTACAGATGAAATATTGTATGCTCTCAAATAATCTTTACAGATCATCTCCATCATAAATTTACTGCCACCATATGCACTAATTGGATTTGGAGTGTCTGACTCTTTGCATTTCCGAAATCCTGGATCTCCGTATGTGGCCGCACTTGAACTGTACACAAATGTCTTAACTCCACACTCTATCAATTTGTCCAACAACGCCACTGTGGCTATAACATTGTTCTTGTAGTATTCCGACGGATTCTTTACAGACTCTGCCACTGAGGCACTGCCGGCAAAGTGTATGCAACTTGTTATGTTGAACCTTTTTATGATCTCCTCCAACCGTTCTATCTCTTGTGGAAGGTGTATATCAAAACTTGGACCAAAGTTAACGGGTTTAAACTTGGTCTTCAAATCTCTGTCTATGGTTATCGGTGTGAAGCCATTCTTGGCCAAATGTTTGCAAGTGTGTGATCCCACATACCCGGCTCCGCCCGTGACCAATACGGCTTTGCTCAGTCCCTTAATACTTGGGTTCTGATACTGTGTTTCTGTAGTGTTGTCCATCTCTTCTCCATTGTTCACCCTTGCCTGTCATAATGTCAATCATCCTGTCGATCGTACCGTTGGTCCAATCGGATAACTTACCTATACTAGGGGATGGTTTGTCTAATAGTACGCCCAGTTTGTCCATTGCGTCTTGCTGTGACCATGGCACGTACATTCTTGTGTGGTCATTTGCGAACGTCTCCGGAAATGATCTGTATGCCGGAAATAGTGTGTTACAACCAAGTGAGTCTGCTTCACTCACTGTGTTGGACACCCAATCTTGTAATGCACAGTTGAACATACATCTTGAGTCTGCTAGTATTTCGTAGTACTCGTTCTTCTTAAGATTTTCGTGTATGGTCAGTATGCCGTCTTTTGCTAAATGTTTTGCCTCGTCAACATAGTATTGGTTGTTAGATCTTAAAGGACCACCTTGGCATATTGCGAATTCCACATGTGGGTGTAGCTCTTTGTATTTGGTTGCTAGGTCCATGTAGAACTGTGGTTGTTTCTCTTGATCCCATCTTGCACCAAAAACAACTCTCTGTTTTCTTAAGAAGAAAGGCTTCCTGTCTGGAACCCTGCCTTGTACTTCTTCTTTGCCAAAACTTAGACCTGATATATTGTATATGGGAGCAGACCAGTTTGCTATCCTCATGTGTGCCACCATCTCCTCGTTGGTTGCAAGTATTCTTACATTTGGAATCTCGTTACACATCTGTTCATACATACTCATCCATTTGCTCATGCCCCAAACGTGAACAAAGTCATCTGGATCTATGGCCTGTGCAAGGCACCTCAGATATATTGTTGGTCTGTGTTTGGAATCAACTTGATTCAATATATAAGGCAGTGATTCCATACCTGGTTGAAACATATCCTCAAAGAATATGATATCGTCACTTGTAACTTCACCGTTCCTCATCATTTGAACAAGATTCATTAATTGGCTCATTCCAAAGTATGATCTGCCGTGTGCGTCTAGCACCTGTCCAACACTAATCGCTTTGGTGTCGTCTATTGTTGTCCCCGGTACTACGGCATAGTTTATGCCTCTCTTTTTATAAGCACGTTCAGTCCAGTCTTGTAATTGTAAAGTGTATCTGCCTTCGTATGGCTCTAAGCCCATGTAAAAAATTTTCATATCTTATTATAACACAGTTATTCCCACTTGTCATTAAAATCATTATACAAAGTGTATTTGGCCGTTAGTTCTTCTCCTTTCTTAATTGGTTTTGTTGTAATTAGGTATTTTACTGGCAATTGATGCCAAAATCCTGCAACGTTTTTGCAATTCGGATTGTCGGAATGGTTATAGAAAGCACCTAAGGCCGTCCTTATATTTCCGTGCGGAAAGTTTTTGTTCAGCACGTGTACAATGCCAAGAACTATATCTGCGTTGAAATCCTTCGTTGCAAAAAGTCCAAGACCTTGGACCTTTGAGTGCTTGATTGTTAATCCGTCTGGTAGTGGTTTATACATCTTTTTTCCTTTTCTTTCTTTCTTCTGGAGACAAGCAAGAGTCAAAAAACGAACCTAATGAGGCTTCATTGTATCTTTTACTCTTTTTCTTTGTCTTGAAGATGTCGTCATAGTTAGACCTGTATTTAGAATTGGAAGGCCTAGACTTTCCGTCCCAACTACCCGGCATTGTCCTTCAAGTATTTGATCATTGTGTTCACGTCAGACACCGTAAAAGGATCATCGTCGTCACTGGCGTTGTTCTTGCCTGGTTCCTCAAATACTTTAGCAACTTCTCCATTTTCCACAAGCATAGAGTATCTCCAAGATCTCATTCCAAAGCCTTGCCCTGGTTTGTTCACAAGCATACCCATTCCCTGAGTAAACACGCCTTCGCCGTCTCCGATTGCTTTTACTTTCTTCACATTTGTGTCTTTGAACCAAGCGTTCATTACGAATGCATCATTTACAGATAGGCAGTACACCTCGTCTACGCCTGATGCTTTCAATTCATCATACTTTGCCTCATATCCTGGCACCTGTTGTGAACTGCAGGTTGGTGTAAATGCTCCTGGCAGTGCAAACACTACAACCTTCTTGTTGTCAAAAATTTCTGTGGTATCCACGTCTTTCCATTCGCCGCCTATGAACGTGCAACCGCCAACCTCGTCTGTGTCACCTGTTCTTGTTTTAAAGTTTGTGTATGGTACTCTCATGTTATGTTCTCTCCTTGATTAGTTTGACTGTTCCGTCGTTAGTGTGTTTTATTTTGTGATTGTTTTGAATGGCAAGTTGTAGGAATGATTCGTATTTCTCTTCCTTGACCATCAGTGTTATACATTCATCAAGGTCTTGTCCTACATCTTCATATCCTGCGTATGCCCAGATAAAATCCCTGCCATACTTCATGCCAAGGTTACCTGCCGTTGTGCAGATGTTTGCCACTGCATCAACTGTGTCATATCCAGCATTCAAGCCACCACCATCTACGGGCAAGTGTCCCATTCTAGTTGTTGCTCTCTTCTGTTGTATATGAATCTCTTTCATTATATTCCGCCCATGACTGGTTTTTCGTAAACTGCATGGCTTCCATTCTCGCCATCTTCACTAACGTCTATTTCAATTTTTCTACCTGGATATCTTTTTGTTATTGCTACATATAAATCATCTGATATCATTTCACAACTTTTAAAATCAAGTTTCATTGTACCATCTGCGTACATGTTCTCCATCCATCTTTTGAACTGTATGAATTCTATGTCTCTATCATCATGGAATACTTCTATTGCTACTTTAAAATGGAATATGTGTCTGTGAGGATGTCCTAAAAAACTCACATCATACTCATCACCTGTTGCTAATTTTGGATCATCCAGTGCCGCAGGATACTTGTGGATCCCTTCTTTACGGAAAGTTACCCATATCATTTTAGTCCCTTTGTTTGCTTGTTCTTTTAGTGCTTGATTGTGTTGGTGCTCATTATCCATTTGTCCTCCTGTATTGGTTCATCTTGTTTGTATTCTTTCCATGATGTGAAACCTGAAGCCTGTTTAAAATGGTTCATTGTCATGGTCCAAACGCCTGGATTGGTTTTGTTAAAATCAACATCATCAACTTTAATACATAGTTGATCGTCCTCTTCCGAATCTGGAAATATAATTGAACAGAATGGTATAAATTTTTTATTGGTCCAAAGCATTTGAAATTTTTCTTTGACCTGCTTGTGTATGCTGTAGTCGTAATCTACTGTCACGTAATAACCAGCCTCGATCAATCTTTTCATTTGTGCAAGTTGCATTCCGTGGTTGTGCATATATGATCTGTTTGCACCAAAATATATTGCTTCTGCGTTCACAGATTCTGCTGTGTTTTTTATCTGTTCAAAAGTAAGATCATTTCTTGCCAAAAAAAGTGTTTGTTTACCAAGTGCTGGAGTGTGTTCTACTTCAAGTCCTGAAAAAACACCTACACTTTCGCTCTTGCCTGTCTTGTAATCTCTGTCCATGTTCTTATTATAATACTTTTAATTTATTTTGTCAATGTCGCTCTAGCCCTTACTATGGCGTCCTTGATCATTAGTTTAGTTCTTTTTAGTCTACTAAGGATATCCTTGCTTTCGGTACTCCTGTCCTTACGTCTGTCCTTGGTAAGTTGTGTTACCTTTTTGTCGAGATATGCGTGTTCTTCTTCTAGTTTCTTCAGTTTTTTACTTCTTCTCTTTGTTAGTCTCATTTTCTCCTCCTAGTTGTTGTAGTTCTGGTAATACATCAAAAAGTTTTTGTCCTCTTAATCGGTCTAATATTGCCATTCTTTTTAAGAACTCGTCTATGTGTTTTACATTATTTAGATTTTGTTCTAAGAATTGTTTGGTTTGTATCAAACTTTGCTTTAATCCACCAGAAAGAATATTGTTATGTTTTTCTTCCTGCAGGAACGGTCTATTTAGGAAATTTTTAATATCGCTGATACATTTCTCCTTCATAAATCTAGGAGCATATATAGGATCTAAATAACTAGGATCGGTCACCAATTGGAACCATATTCCTCCAAATGCTATTCCGCAGTTTTCTATGTAATTAAATATTTCGTTTAGCCTTGTCATGTTAAGCCATTGTATAGTTGTGTTTAAAGATACTCCTCGACCAATGTTCCTTAGATTTTTGTCTACGGTGTTCCAATCACTAGGATACCTGATGTACCTCGCCAGGTCTTCAACTGCATCTACAGACACGTTGTATGAGACACTCTTAAAATTTTGTCCTATTTCTATAAACTTTTTATTGATGTTCGTGGCATTGGTTGTAAAGATAAGTTCTACCTCCTTGCTACGCCCACTTGAAACAATCTTGTTGATGTAGTCTAGGTTACGTTTTATGATTGTAGGCTCTCCTCCGGTCATGAATACCCTCTTCACGTAAGGAAGCCATTGATCTAATAGTTCCCATGCGCCATCGTCTAGCTCTATTACTTTTTGTGTCGGAGTGTCAATCCAATCCTCTTCGGGGTTGTCAAGTATCTCACCTGCGATCTGACTGCTCCAATCACTGATACACATTCTGCATTGAAGATTACATAAATTGCCTAGTCGTAGGTCTAGGTAAAATGGTTGCTCCATCTCCTTGTTATGCTTTGCACCTGCCACATGATGTGAATATATTTCGTTGCTATGCTGTCTTAGACTACTATAACCTCTGTCCTCTTTCTTCCAACATATACTACAACCTTTGTCACGAACATTGTTTAACATGTTTTTTTGTATGTTTTTTAGTTGGTTAGAGTTCCAATATTGTTTTTTTGAATTTAATTTTATTTTGCCTGTGTATGCACAACAAGGACTTATTATTTGTGGAGTTACAAATGCATGGACAAATGGCAAAATACAAAAATTATCTGCCATACCTTTTACTCGAATAAAGAACTAAAATTGTTTGTGCCCTTACCACCACCTGTGGCTCTAGCCCATCTGTTGCCTCTTATGTCTGCCAGGTAACTTGATGCGTTTGAGATCACGTCCATCGGCTTCTCACTTGTAAACACTTCTTCTACCAATGTGTTAAAGTACAGTATGTTCCTAGGAACGTAAATGCTTGGCTCATCGGTCTTGTCACTTGCTTTTGTTTTACGCCAATGTTTCACTTCTGGTCTGTATTTTCTCGATTCTATGTCGTTTAGATCGTTTGCTATCTGTATTGCTCTAATTTGGTTGTATACATTGTGTGCCATCATTAGTACATAACTGAAACTGTCCCAACTGGTCGCCCCAATCTTGCCATTCTTATTGACATCCTGCTCACCATACCAACACACGTCTTTCATCTTCAACCTACGTCCTATGCCACTGTCAAATGGAAATTGTATGTCTGATCCTTTCAGTGTTTTATCATCCGGCGCCTTGTCCATAACAAATGACCATCTATCAGGGGTAAATGAATTATGTGTGTAAACTAAACCGTTTGCAGTTGATAAGAATGCAGATGCACTGTCAAAACTTATTGTGAAGTTAGGATTGATATGTTTCCTAACTTGCCTCTGTACCTGTGTAAGATAACAACCCCAATCCATCTGTGATGTGCCAAGTACGTGCATCCAATCCTTGCCATCTAGTTTCTTCTCATCTCTCATTATTATAAGTCTTTTCAGCATGACTTCCATATCACACATGTTGATACCGCCCATGGCCCAGCCTTCGAATTCAAAGTCTTTTACTGCGTCATACCATATCTGTGCAGTGTTCCAGTCATCACCCTGTAGCACGTTCAATAGTTTTGTTTGTCCTAGCCTGTTCTTTTGGAAGAACTTGTTGTTGTATATCGTTCCGTCTAGTGTGTCTTTGAAACTTGTTAATCCTGTTTTAGGTGAGTTAAGATCATCCGCCGCCCATGTTGGCACGTCAAGTGTCATTGCCCAATCACTGGTTAGTTCTAACCAATTAAGTATATCTGATCTTACTTTGTTTGCTTTGTTACCTTCAAAATCTTTCCAATCAAACTTGATTACACCTTTTCCTATCTGGTATCCACCCGAGTCACCTACTATTGTGCTGAACTTCCTATCTCTGTTGACGAACATGTGATCTCTCTCATTGACTTTGCCCATGTCCAGGCAGGCGTGACCTGCCGAGTAAAGTGCTGTGGGATAGGTGAACATTCCTTTGTCTGGATTGATAAAATTCAATCCTTCGACGCCATTCTCAAATCCTTGTGGGATTCTCTCTTCTGATATGTGTTTGCCTTCTGAAACTCTCTGCTTACTGATAAACGTATTGTAGAAGTTTGAAATAGCAGGCAAAAACACTGCGAAGTCTCTGCTCAACTTCCCTAAGTGTTCTTGCTTACCATTCTGTGTCGTCATTATTGCGCCTGTGCTGGTATGATGTATTGATACTTGCCCAATCCTGAATCAACGGAGACCTGCATCGCACCCTCGTTAGAGAAGTGTAATGTGACCTTTGCGGAATCAGATAGTTTAAGTATTTGTAGCACCTGTCCTACTGGCCAACTCCAACCTTTGTTAAGTGTTCCCTTAACGTCGGTTGCGAACACAAACTCACCACCATGCGATGCCTGATCACCGAAAGTGAAAATCAAGTTTCCATCCTCAGTTCTTACAACGAATGAATTGTGTTCTGTGTTTGCAGTTGCCTGGAAGTTGAATCTTTGCACACTTGCCACGCTTGGTTCAATCTCAACGTCCCACTTAACACCTTTAAACTTCACTGTCTTAAGTTTCTCGTTGATAATCTCAGCGTTCATGAATCTGTAGTCGTTCTTAAAGTCACCCTTTTCATTCTCGAAATGGATTCCTGTAGGAACCGTTGCTCCAGCTCTCTCACCGGACAACACAGTTATGTTCGCCTTCTCCTTGTACTCCGGACACTTCAAGTGTATGTCTAGTTTGCCCATCTGAGGCATACCAAACGTTCCTGTCATCTCCGTCTGTGGCTTGTGGAAAGACCCTTGTAGGATAACAGATCTGTCTTCAGCCATTGAATCGATGACAGTCTCTTTGTCGTCGCCAGTGATTTTTACAAGATCCAAGAATCCCAGTCCATGCGTATGTTTAACGATGTCTTTTAAGATGTCTATCATAATGTTTGTATTGTATAGTATATTTAGACCTTAGTCTAGTGTTATTTCAGAAACTTTATACACCACAGGATTTTGTTTACCAGGATTCTTGAATATGGCATAACTGGCTCCTGGTCTGAACTGATTCATCTCAACTACTTCATATCCCTCGTCCTCGATCATCTGGATCATAGCAGTCTTGGTATTGTAGTTCCAATAGCCTCTTTTTGCAAGATCTAGTTCTTGATCATAATGGCAGTCAGCGTATTGAATAAATCCGTAGCCTCCTGGTATCAGCACTCTCTTGATGTCATGCAGATACTGTTGCACATGTACTTGTGTGAAGAATACAAATGTGTCCCAACTGAATACAAAATTACAACTCTTCTGTGGTATGTTGCTACATTCTGTGTTCCTTGTACGATAGAACTTTAAGTACTTGTGATGTTTGCGATTGAACATCTTCCTAATTGTTTTCTCCCTGTCTAGCACGTCCAAGAAGTAGTTAAGTCGCCATGCTCTGAAATCCATTGAAAACATACCATTACCCGGTCCTATCTCCAGGCTGTTGTATTTGCTTGACCTTCCAAACTGGAATATTTTACTCTGCAAAAATCTTTGTAAAGTAGGATCTATGGTGGGGCTCACTTTTTTTTCTGCTAGATCCTTCTCGAACCATTCCGGTGTCTTGTCTAATCTATTAATGACAGACTTGTTGTTTGCGTCAACAGCCAATGCCACGTCTTTTAGTATCCTTAGATTTGTGTTTATCAACTCTTGTAGATCTTCCTTTTTGACCTTCTCTAATTTTTCAATCAATAGTTTTATTTCTTCTATGCTTAACATAATTTAAAAATCAAAAAGTTTATTAAATGTGTTTGTGGTCTCTGTGCTCTGCACGTCCCAATCCAACACACCTATAAGGTTATCGATCTTTTGATCTAGTATAGTGCTTTCCATTGCATCGCCATCAAATGGAAGTTCCTTGAACCATTCTGGAATACGTAATTCATCAACTGGGTATGCAATACTCGTGTAGCCCAATGGATTGTTTTTAAGTTTGCATACAATTACTTTTGCACCATCTGTTATTGGCATGCTGTATTTGTCACCATACATGTCCCTGCACCTGTTCCAATTCATGCTGGCTCTTACGTGTCCAGGCATGTTGGCTTTGCCTTTGGCTTCTTCCGCCGCTGTGTACTTGGTCATGTTGTTTGCTCTCTTGGGAGAACCTTTCTCCCAACCTGGCCTTGCTTTGAAATCTGCTCGAAATTCACTGATCTTTTCTAAAACTTCTTTCTCATCTTTACCTTGCAGAACCATGTACAAGAGATCACTTAAGAAGTCCTGTACAAATACAGGTGTGTCTGAACGTTTTAGGTCAAGGCCCATTGCTTTCATCTTACCTTCTTTGCCTTCTGTGTCAGTACGTGTGCCTTCTTTGTCATAATACAGCACAGCGTATCTTTTCTTTGTGATAAACAAACCTTTAGATGCAACGAGCTCACGTCCAGCCGCTATCACTTCACCTCTTGTGCTTGGCGTGTGAAATGCTTTGGTCATAAATGCTTTGAATGATCCGTTAACCTCATCTGCTATTCTGTCGTATAAGCCCACCACGGAATCCTTCGTCCATGGAATCGTGCCATTGCTAATTTCTTTTTGTAATGTTTTATACGCAGAAAAGTAAACGGAATCTGTGTCTCCGTACACAATACTTTCACCTTTGTGATCATACTTGCCTGCAATAATCTCATTAGTTTTACTTGCCATGTGTTTTGTTATACATCTTCCTGTCAGTGTAACAGATTGTCCTATCCTGATGTCAAAAAATCTACATCCTGGGTTAAGGATCGCTCCATATAGACTGTTTAGGTTAATTTTCTTAACAAGTTGTCTCTTATCCCAATATTCTCTTTCTATTTCGTTGTCACCACAATCACGCATCTTTTTCTGCATTTCTTGTCTTTCTGCATACCAACGTTTTAGTAGTCCTGGGATGATTGCTTCATGCTCGTAAGTAAATATTGTGCCATTGGCACTCAACATCCATTTGTTGTTGCCGTCGAATACAACTTCATAAAGTTGTGCGGCACTCATACGCACACTGGTCTTGTCTTCCCAGTCAACAATTATCTCAGTGCCTTTCTCTTGATTCATTACTGCTTGATACTCCCAACTGCCAAACTGACTGTCCCAAGCCGCCGCGAATGATTTCTTGGCATGTTTCGCCCTGTTGATCTCTGCTGAGGTTATTACAGGTCTTATCTGACCTACAATGGTCTCTGGTCCCATGTTCAGTGCTCTAATCACACTAGGATACAGTGAGTTTATGTCAACAGATCCTATCCAGTCATGTATTCCTTTTTGTGGTGTCGCCACGTGGGCTCCTGCCGCCGGTTGGTTTTCCTCACCATCTTTTTTGTACTTCCTGCCAGGAACCTGCATTCCACGTCTGTGTGCTTCGTTCACGATTGCCTGTTCTGTAACTGCGACTGCACCCATTGTTGTCTGTAGTAGTACAGTGTTTTGGTGTGCGATCTCATTGGCAAGTTCTATGAATTTTAACTTCTTCTCAAGTTTGGCCAGCAGTGCGGTGTCCTGTCTGTTGTACTCTATGAACAACCCAAAATCGTTTTTGTACAAGTGATCCAGTGAGCCCTCATACACAGTTTTACGTTCGCCTAACTCGTGTTCACCTATTGCGTCTAGTCTGAAACTGTGTCGTTCTTCATATGTGTACTTCCTATATAATTCTAATAGATCTAAATGCACCCTACCTACAAGGTCAAAACTTAATTGCTCCCTACCGTACTTTTCAAATACTCTCTTCTTTGGCTTCTCGCCCCAGAAACACAATCTTCTTGTGTCGTCACCACTTAGAACTTTTTGTATTCTTCCCACAGTGTAAGGGATATCATAACCTTCACTGTTCCAACCCGACAGTATGTCAGCATCATCTACTAGTTGTAAGAACGCATCTAGCATGTCTTTTTCTTTCTCAAACAACATAGTGTTGTCGAATCTTTTCGTAAGTTCTTCGGCATCTTTCATACTGATTGTTTTTGGTGGTACAGCAAATGTGACCAGTTGATCCGTCCAGCTCATGTAACAACTTATGGCAGTTATGGGCATGAACGGATCATCCGTTGTTGAATAACCTCGATCTGGATCGAAGTCTACCTCAATATCAAAGAACATAACGTTCAATTTTGGAGTTTCCTTACCTAAGTAATTCTCTTCCAAACACCTGAACACGGGATTGATATCGTGTTCATAAAGTTGCTTGTTTGATCTTATACGTTGCTCTTTTATGAATTCTTTATTTGTTTGGCACATCACTCTCTGCAAAGGTTCACCGGTCATGCCTCGGTGTTTGCCCCTTGCGTCTGGATGGTAGAACACGTATCTTGCGTCGTACTCCACGAACACACGACCTTTCTTTGGGTCACGTTCTACAACGTATATCTTGTCCTCGTCTTTCTTGTATAATGCGTCTATGTAACTCATTGTATGAATACTTTGTATAATCCTATTGTGTTCATTATTGTGAACCATCCTGTAAGACATGCAATCCAAACTAACCTACGTCTGAATCCTGCCCAACACATGGTACTAGATCCTAGCCAGTACAATGGGAATACTACACTCATTATAGGCGATGGTGATGTGAAAGTCAATACTGCAGATCCGGCCACTGTTACTACTACAGAAAATAGTTCTAGATAGAATGCTGTTGAATCTGTGTTGTAACTGGTTACCCAAAATTCTTTGAGTAATTTTATCACTAAAGTTTTCCGGCTGTGTTTAGAATGCTCTCCAGTGTGTCCATTTCGTCAGCGATGTTCTGGTAGTTGCCCTTGTGTGCAACTGATATCGCCTTGTTGATCAGTGCTGGTTTCAATTCCAATTCCTCTGATATTGCTTTTACTGTGTCTTTCAATCCACCTTTCAAGTCCTCTACCTCACCTAGTACCTGTGAGCCCTGTGAAATGATCTGGATCAATTTCTGCTTTTCAGCATCGTTAAAGTTTCTTACTGCCATTTGTTTCTCCTGTTGTTATCTAACAAGTATATAACAGATTTCTGTTGAATGCAAATATTTTTTATAATTTTTCAAGACCTTAATTTGGTTGTGGTACAATGAAACACAAACCGTCTCTGATATGTTGGTATGGTTGGTTTTTTACCGTTTAGTGTGCAATTTCTTTGCCGACTCCAGTGTTTGACATACCAACCATAATAGTCCAAAGCCTCCACCCAAAAGGACAAATTAGTTTTTGCTCTCAGGCAAGTTTTGCCATCTTGCCATCCGGTGCCGCCATAATGATATCCCTGGCTACGGTATAAGACAAGCATCGGCTCTCGAACGTTGAACGTCCTGTCCTCAACACACTCCGGTTGAGGTAAGCCTGTCAGTTGATCAGTCATGATTAAATCACGGACTCCTGCTTTGTTTACATTTTTGAAGAACTCAACGTGGCAGTTCGTCCAACTCAAACATTGGAAAGCCACAACGGTATCAAATTTGCTAAGATATTCACGGGTAAGATCGTTTACATCTTTAGTCTCAACTTTTATATTGGATTTGAATTTATGTTTGATCTTCGCACACATATCAGTGTTTTGCTTATGTACGTCCACGGCTGTGACACTGGCCGCTCCCATTTGCTCCATCGCAAACGCCAGGTCGCCATACCCACACCCTACGTCTAATACGTGTTTGCCTTTGATACAGTCAACATAAGGTAGTAATTGAGTACCTGCTTCGAAGTATGCTCGATATTGGGCTATCTCATCGCCAAATTTAACAATTTTTGCTTTTTCCAAATTGCCCTGTTTTTTTAATTCAAACGGAGTAATCCGCAACGCCTTACGATCATACAACGTATCGGTGTAATCAAAGTAACCTTTTGGCCATATATTATGGGCCTCCTCCTGTACAACGTTCACAACTGTTTCAGGTTCTCTCAATAGATCGTAGATGTGATACTTGTCAAGGGAACTCATTTTATTGCGATTGCTCCTATGAATGTATGGTTTTGCCAAAAGCGATCAATTTTACTAAATCCTGCACTCATTGCCTGTGTTTTGATCTCGTCCCAGGTGTTAGGTTTCAGCATGTGTCTAAGAAGTTTTTCTTTTTGCATTATTTCATTACTAACAAAATTTTTATTTTTGAAATCATAGTAATTAAATGTCAACATGTCCTGGATCATTGGATTGTCACAAGTTATTTTTTCAGCAAAGATGAATGCACCTCCAAGATTGAGTCCTTGATAAATCTTAGTGAGAACTTTTTGTCTATCTTTTTTTGGTATAAACTGAAGTGTAAACAGGCTGGTCACTAAACTGCAATTCTCAAAAATGTAATCTTGCACATCTCCATGGAAAAATTTAAATTTTTTACGTGCCTCTAAGGCTTTTCTAAAACCATCTGCAATTTCTACGCCTGTGTAGTTTGCATTTTTGCAATGATCATGGTTTCCTTGGAACAGCATATCTGTCAATTTACCTGTGCTACACCCTACGTCAACTATGTTGGTCTTGTCTTCAACGAAGTATCTCGAAAGTGCTACCACGTCATCTAGTAATTGGTCATAATTTCTTATGCTTTTCTGTATATGTGTGTCAAATCCGCCAGTGACGTGTGAAAAAGTAAAGTCTTCGTTCATAATCTGCAATGATTATGTACTTAATAGATTTTATAGGATTGCAAATTATTTTTTGGCTTTTTTCTTTTTGGTATTGACGTTTATCGCTTTACCACGTCTGGCAGGATTTGGATCTTTTCTTCTTTTCCTTTTGGCCGCACTTGCCCGACCTTTTTTACCCAGTGCGTATGCTTTCTTGGCTGGTAAGCATTTGGGTTTACCCTCGCCTTTGCTCTTGCCACCACATGCACCTCTAATTTTTCCTTTTGGTCCAACTCTTACCCATTTGTCTTTGAACCACTTCTTAAGATTTTCATTTAGCGACTCATCTAACACAATGTCTCCGCAGTTGACACAAAAGTCAACGTGTTCTCTTTTAACACAGTTTGGTACTCTTTTACCAAACATAGTCTTCATGCCTTTTTTCGTGTAACCTTTCCAACATCTGGTGCCTTCGTCTACTAGTGTATTAAGATCATAGTTTGGATTGATCGCACCGTGTTTCATCTTGGCTATCATGTCCATTTGCATCGCCACCATAAAATCGTAATCACTAACATCATTTGTCCTGTGTGTGTAAATTTTCACTAGAACCTCATCATAGAACACACCTAGGTCAGCATGGTGGTCTAGTTTCTCTTGAGGCTTTATTGTGTTGATCAGAAATCTAATCACTTCGAAGTAATCTTCAAACTTGTATCTTTTCTGCAGGCTGTTGTCCTTGTACTCCCAGTCTGGAAGGAACTTTGCCCGCAATCTCTCTATTTCTTCTTTGGGAAGATTGAGATACTCTCTGTCGGATCCTTCTTGTATTTCGTTTAT